ATATACTTAATGAAGATCGATATCTGGACGAGTGTATTTTTGAAAATTTAGAAGAAAAAAACATAGATATAATATCTGAACTTCTCAGTGATGAAGTCTATCAATTGCTGAGTCCTGATGAGATAAAAGCAAAATTCAATCATAAGTTAGATAAAATTATTAATGAAAAAGTATAACTGAGGTATGAAAATATGGATTTAAATGCATCACTAGATCCAACATGGCTTATAGTTATTGTTGGATTTTTTTATGAGTTATTATTTCTCTTTTTCTTATTGGAATTAAGACAGGAAATGAAACGGATTGAAGAAGAAGAATTAATTAGAATGTTAAAAAAGAAATATAAAGATTAAATATATTTTTATAAGAAAAACGGCGTAAGCTATAAAGGTAAAAAGATAGAGAAAACTTTATTAAGGGCTGACTACAAGATAAATGATAGTGATACAGAAATGAGAGTCGTCCAAGTTGAAGGCGTAAAATATTACGTGCAAGATGAAGTCGATTTAATAAGCATAGCTCATGAGTTAGCCCGAAAGGGCTACACAGTTCAACAAATAGCCAATTTTTTAAATATTTCGGAAAGAAAAGTAAAGAAAATGATGGAAGATTGCTGGGTGATTTAAAAATGAATTTTAAGAAGGACTTTAAGGAGTTAAAAAACGAAATTGTAACAGAATTATACAATCTTCATCCAACAACCGGTGCTGATGAGTTTTATCTTAATTACCTTTTATCATATTCAAAGGTTTTAAAAGAAGAGGATATAGAGGATTTTTACAAGGATTTACAAAGTGCAAGTAAATATCCCTATATAAGTTATAATTTTGAGGTTTTTCTTAAAAGGTTAGCCAATTTTATAGAGCAATATAAGAAAACAAGCTAATCTTTTTTAACTCATCTCATTTCTAATATTGTGGACAAGATCCTTGAAATGATCCTTTGTAGAATGAATTTTTAAAACGTTAAGGGAAACATTGCTTTCCGCCATGTGAAGTATCACTTCTTCATCCGTTTTGGTCATTCTTTGTCCTCTAAGCACACCTATCGGAATGATACGACTAGTCTTTGACTTCAATTCCTTAGCTATGGTCATGACTTCCCTGTCTGCTATGTCCTCATCTAGCTCAAACATGATTTCTCTTAAGCTATGGGTTCCCTCTAATTTGAAGTCTAATCCATACAATTTTATTCCTATATTTTCTATAACTTTTGTTCCATACATGAGTATTGCTCTTCCCTTTGGCGATAGGGCGCCTAGTTTCGAGTATCCCCAATCTTTTCGTAATCTGAATCTTTCGAGATCTGATATTGTTCTGTAAAGTATTCTTAAAGCCTCCAGAGGAAAATATTTTTCGTCTAAGTTATATACACTTTTCTGTACTTTTACTAGAGTGCAATGCCAACATCCCCATCTAGAACTAGTATTCTTATACATTACATCAAATAATGTATCTATGTTGAATTCTCCCCTTTTTGATCTTAAATATTTCCAAACGTCTTCAAGATCCCATTTTCTTATTGGTGCCACTTTAATTACATTTTTCATTGAGACATTGAGATAAAAAGCACTTGCACAATCCATAGAATCTAATCCACATGAATACTTTTTCATTGTCACTTTTCTTGCTATCGATTCATTTTCTCTATGACCTGTGAATAGTACTAAGTCACCATATTTTTTAATTAAATTTTTTAAACTTCTTTTATTTGGTGAGACCTTCAGGTCATAAATACACCAGCGGAAACTAGTTGTGGGTGCTACATATCCCAAAAATATAGATTTCCAGTAAAAGTTTCCTTTAGGTTTCGTAATGTAATTTATACATAGATTACCCGATTCATTGATCTTTTCACAGATCTCATGAAGGAAATTGATTGCATAATCCTCTAGAACATCATATTCCGACTCGGTGTCATTGTGAACAAAGAACACATGCTTTCCCTTCTGATTCCTGGAAATTAACCATTCATAGAAAAGAATAGAAAGTGTTGTTGAGTCTTTTCCGCCTGAAAACGCTATGACATAGTTTTTCCTGTCCTTCAGGCTATCGAATACATTGAATGTTTCATGAACTTTGGGATCTTCAGACAATCTAAGAGACATATGAAATATGGTTTATTTTTGACTTTTTAATTTTTCTTTTATAAGTTTATATTTTTCATTATTTCGGTGACAAAAAGTGGATAACTTATTTGAATTAAGATTTTTAATCGTTAAAAATTGGTACAAATTATTGACTATTGTATTTTTTATCGTCTATTTTTCTCTTTTTTGTTTTAATATTTGACTTGCAAATTTATAGTTCCTAATTAACTCATTTACTAAATTATCTAGCCCCATTTTTCTAAGTTTTTCTGCATATTCTGTATATTTATTCTTTATTCTCCAATTATTATAGAATAAAATGTAAGCATTTATAAGTTCTATAATTTTTCTATTGCTCAAGTCATATTCAAAAGGAAAATTATGTTTATCTAGGAATTCAAACAATTGTTCTTTTTCTTCTTTTGTGATTTTACATCTTTTTCTTCTCGTTTCCATATTTCCGACATATCTTCTAGATCCATCAAACCAAAATATATCTCTAAATCCGGTTATTTTACTGTAAGTTGCTGTGTCCATGCTATTAGCAAAATTGAACGTCTGAAGAAAATACGGTGCCGGCATTCCGAGAACGTGAAGATATGGAACTTTTTTTCTTAAGTAATAAACCCATGGAAATGTATAAATTAAAACTTTCATTTTGCTAGATGCCACAAGTCCACCAATTGAAAAATAATAAGTATATTGTTTATAAAAATCAATTGCCTCATCTATATCTTGAATTGGATAAATATGTATCACTGGTATAATTTTTTCTAACCATTCTATTTTTGTGTACAAATATTCAAAATATTCAAAATTTCGTTTGTCCAAAGGAGAAAAAACGCTAGCAATATCGAGAGAAAAAAACGCATATGCATCTATCTTTTTGTACTTCTTCAGGACATCTTTTACAGAAATTTCTAAACCGTGTAATAGAATTTGATAGCCTCCACTATCTACCCATGTCTCATTTTTCCATTCTTTTTTTCTAAATTTCAATTGATTAATTAAAACTGGAAAATTAGTTTTTAATAGATAAGTTGATCTTGAACTTAATCCAAATATTAATTTCATTTTTATTCAACATTTATCACTTTTCTCCTCAATAAGTAAATAATTCCTCCTATAATTGGCATTATTAATATCCTTAGTATTATATATATTGCGTTTCCTTCAATCACAAAGTTATAAAATACTTGATTTTGCATGCCTAGATAGAAAAATAGGAAAATTTGTAAAGCTAAGCTAATTAATACAGTAGAAAATATCAATTTGTTATTGGTTAATCTGAGAAATGCAAAACTAACAATTATGAAATTCCAGAAAATAAATAATAAGCCATCAAATCCAAATGAAATTGAAAAGTTTAACAAATTTTCTAGAATATTTGTAATAGTATCACCGATAAAGATCAATAGTAAGGCATTTGGCGATATTTTTGCAAATTTCTCAGGTAAGATTTTATCAAATGCAAGATTTTGCACTAATCGACTTTGGATTAGTGTAGTTATAAAAATATAACTCATGAACCATATCGGCATTAACATAAATAATATGTTTAGATTCGAATAACTATCTAATATCGCTAATATGGTAACTACTACATAGCTTATGAAATAACCAATTTTCATATTTTTATTCACATTTTTTGTTTCCCCTGCAATATAACTAATTGCATTTAGAAATAAAAACATAGACAAATCAAATAGTAAAGCTGAAAGTAAGGTGTTTGATAATGTGAAATTTTGGACTTGAAAATGAAAACTTGAGATTGGCAGAATTACAGAAACAATTATTTGTAAAATTGCTAATCCGTCTACTAAATATGCATAAATTGACTTTTTAACTATACTGAACAAAGCAATAGCGAATAACATTTCTGAAATAAAGAACTTATCAATTACTGGAATATTGAAATTTAGGAGTACTAGGTCAGCTAATATTGGTGCAGAAAATACGTAAATTAGCCAGAGTGAAATTCCGAAAATTGTATAGAATTTTGGCGAAAATGTAGAACGAATATACGCATAATCGCCTCCGTTTAACGGAATTTTTTTAGTTAGTGTGTAATACATTACTAAAAGCGGAATTTCAAAAATTGCACCTATCAAAATTGCAAATAACAAGTTTACAGATTTTAGAAGACTTGAGACAAAAAGAGGATAACTTATACCGCTTAAAATTCCCATGTATAAAAGATTTATTGAAAAAATATCTAGAGAATTAAAACTTTTTATAACTCCTGAAGTTTTTCTTTGGAATTCCATATTATGGATGCGATTTTATGACCAATTTAATGCTTATGATAAAAGTAAAAAAATATATACGTCATAAAACTTATCAGTTGATCATGAATAACAATTTAAAGTTAAGTGAAAATACTATAGTCAGAATTAGCAATAATAAGGCCGAAATAGTTGTAGATAATGAATATAAGCTTATCATAAGTATTGAAAATGAAAGAGTCATAGCGAAATATAGCAATGTTTCTCTTATAATTGAATATAACAAATTTAATGCTGAAAAAATAGCGAAAAAGATCTTTCAGATAGTTCAACAAACTCATAAATTTTCAGTTTCGATAATTCAAAGAACTTTACAATTATTGAAGATTGATGAATTTGTTAGTGAAGTAATTGGTACAGAAAGAGGAGAAAATACAGAATTATTAAAACAAATTGTTGAACTTTTATCAAAAAGTTAAGACATTGAAAAGTTGTTTTTTTACTGCATTATAACTGAAATTTTCTAACCAGAAATTATAATTCTCCTCAATTCGTGCTTTATATTCATCTAATTTATCTATAACTTCTAATATTTTATCTATTGTGTTATTTATACATATTTCCACACCTTTGCCTATATGAATTGGGTTTCCTGGAAGAATCACTGGTGAATTGCATGAATTAATTAGTAAATCTTTCAAAGCATTAGGAAAATATTCTTCCCATGCCCCGCCTTTTGTGGCAATTGTCGGAATTTTGGAAACAAATGCCTCAAGTCCATTAAGTTCAAAACTTCCTCCTCTTGAAGTTAATAAATATAAATCTGATATTCTATACATTTTTACAATATTATCAAAGTCTGTATTTCCAGTGAGATTAAACATTTTCAAGTCTTGAAAATCAGTTCTAGGTCCTCCTGATTTTACTAGGAAATAAATATCATCTCTTTCTTTTTGTATTTCCTTTGCTATAACATGAAATAAATCGGCCCCTTTTCTAAAGTCGGAATGCCATAACGATATCATTACTAACTTAATTTTCTTTTCATTTTTAACTTTTTCAATATACTTAACTTGGTCATCAACTTTCAATTCCTCATCTTTCGCTAAAAGTCTAGAATTGAAATTATGGACTACTTTAAATATTGGAATCTTTAAACCTGAGTTTATAAATGCATTTTTTGACCATTCAGAATTTACAACAATTTTGTCAGCATAATTATTTCCATATTCAATAAATTTCTCTGCAATTCTATCACTATCGGCCACTTCAATTCCAATAATCTGACTAACTCTAGATCTATACTGTTTAAAGAAAGAAAATTCAACATTGCCCCAATGCCACATACTATAAAAGAACGGATGAATTATGGAAATTGGATATTTGAAAGGTGTAAATTGATAAAATGATAAAGCCGGAATTTCGTAAACTGTATATTTTTCTCTTAACATTTTTATATGTTCTTTTGCTACAAACTTAAAAGAAACGTCATGATGTTGAGGATAAACGTAATAAATCGGTTTTTCCAATTATATATCACCTTATTTTTTACCATGCTATTAATACAACTTCAGGAATATGCTTAAATACTTGATTTATATCCTTCCAAGTAAATTCCATTTTTTTCTCTCCTTCTGGAGTTTTAACGTAATGAATAGTTCCTAATTTTAGAACATTTACGTGAAGAATATGGTCATGTAGAAATATATCAACTGGAAATTCTTCATAATATTGTTTATCAAGATAAGCATTTAATATAATTTCAAAAATTGGAATATGATTTTTCCTAAATATATAATTTGTTCCTGAACAGAATGGTCTTATTTCATTAACCCATGGATAATAAAGCCAATAGCACAAAGTCAATATTTCATCCTGAGGGTCAATATTTCTCAAATTTGGAACAATTAGATCACTATCTACTATAGCGAATATGTCATCATCTAATTTTTTCGCTGTCTCTAGAATTTTTAGCAATTGTTTCGCAATTCTTACAGGTCTTATATCACTATTTGTTTCATTCCAGATTATCTTTTCTTTAAATTTTTCGATTAACTGGGGAGTTATATCATTAAATGTCTTATCCAAGACGACATAATCAAAATCCAATTCCTTTAGATGTTTTGTAAATCCCGCAAATGTGAAAATCTTCATAATATTCTTCTCAAGTTATGACAAATATTAGTTATCTTGATTTCTGGTAAGATCAATGAGAACATGCTATATTCATAATATTATGAATTAGTTGTGAATAGTTTTTTAGGTCATGATTAGATAAAAATAGTATGAGCGTTACATATACTTCAATTAGCGAATTACTTGCGTCACCATTCCAAAGACTAACTTCTAGTATGTGGAACACTGCATCACTTTTGCTAATTCAATTGTATGAAACTGGAGGAAATGCAGTTACTTCAATTCTGAAAAATGGGAATCTTACAGTTCCAAATTCAATAACTGCAGATTCTGGATTTTTCTATGATGAGGTTTATGTTGCGGGTCAGCCTGTGCTAACTGAACTTGATCCAATTTATATTGCAGGCTTTATAGCAACTGCAAATCAACAAATAAATTCAATTTTATACTCAAATGAACAATTGTACTATTCGATTGTTAAACTTCCTCAAGAAATTTATGAAAAAATTGTAGTTGCTGTTCCTACTGCAACTTCAATTTTAGAGAAAGATACAATTGCTTTATACGAAACAATTTATAATGTCGTAAATTATTTAATTTCAAATATTGAACAATCTAGAACTATAATAAAAGAAGATTTACAGAATTTCTATATTTCATTTTATGAAACTATAAATTCAATAGCTAAAAGATTAGGAATTTCGTTACAAAATGCAATATATTTTGTTGCTGATTCTTTAGAATATGTACTTGGATATGTTTATTTAGCGACTGTCGGTTTAGCAAATACAATTAATAAACTCGGTTTGTACTTAAGTCCTCCAACAATTCAAGGCCTTCAACTTGATGTTTCAACATTTCCTTCTCCACTTTATTCAGGTCCCTCTATTGAAACTGTAAGAATAATATTACAAAACTTGAGTAACTACATAGTTTACATTGGAAATAATTTATACAATAATTTCCCAATTTTGCAAAATGATAGTTTGGAGATACATGTGAATAATCCTAGTAATATTTACGCATGGGCAACTGGAAAATGTAAAGTTTATGCATTATTTGAAGTTATTAGTCCCTAATTTTGTAGTTAGGTGATCCTATGGATTATAAAGATTATTTCTGTAAATTGCAATGTTGTTATTGGCATGAATTTGATTTAGCTTATGGAAAATTAGATGTAAAAGATAAAACAATTACGATAATTGGAAATGATTGTGGAAGTTCAGCTTTATACTTTTTGTTAAAAGATGCAAAGAAAATTATTGGTTTTGAAAAAAGTGATGAGTTAAACAGGAGATTTAAAGAAAAAGTTTGTAAAGAATTTAATATTTGTGATAAAGTTGAAATTCATGGGGGATGGTCTGGTAAAGAATATCCAAATACTGACATTTTAGTTATGGATTGTGAAGGATGCGAAAAGAACTTAGATTTTTCTCAATTACAGAAATATAAACAATATTGTATAGCTATTCATGATTGGACAGAAAATAGATTTGGGTTAATGAAAAAACTTTACGGAACAATTTTGACTTTCATAACCGATGATAATAAAGAATTTGTATTTTGTAAATTATAGTTAGATGCATTATGAGGTCAAATTTAGAACTTTTTACTTTAGAATTAAGACCGAATATATGCAAATTCAAAATTATAAACTTAAAAGTTATAGAAATAATTTCAAATTATAAATTTGAAATTAGGCACACTGATTATTTATGATTTTCGCATTTCCAAAAACATATACTCCTCCAGAATTTTGTTTACAAATTAAATTTTCTATTATCGCATTATTATATAAATATATTCCTCCAACATTATTTTCTATATATAGAGTCTTTACATAATTGTTGTCATTTAAATACACACCGGCATTTTCGGTTTGTATAGTGATTATATTGGCTGATCCATAAATATCTAAATATATTCCGCCATTATCAGTTCCTATATTAATAGAATTAGCATAAGAATTATCGTCCAAATAAATTCCATTATTTTCTTGATTTATATTAATTGTTTCAGCTGAACCGTAATCATGTAAATGTACTCCGCCATTATCAGTTCCTATATTAATAGAATTAGCATAAGAATTATTATGCAAATAAATTCCTATTTGTTCTTGATTTATATTAATTCTTTCAACTGAACTGTAATCATGTAAATATATTCCACCATTATCAGTTTCTATATTAATAGAATTAACATAAAAATTATTATGCAAAAAAATTCCTATTTGTTCTTGATTTATATTAATTGTTTCAACTGAACCGTAATTATATAAATACATTCCTCCATTATCAGTTCCTATATTAATAGAATTAACATAAGGATTATTGTTCAAATAAATTCCTATTTCTTCTTGATTTATATTAATTCTTTCAATTGAACTTTAATTATGTAAATATATTCCACCATTGTCTATTTCCATTGCTATTGTGCCGATAGATCCATAAATAGATATAGAATATTTCGAATTGTATATAAGTAAATTTTTAACATAAGTGTTATGTGATATAGTTATTGCTGTATTTAAAATTCCAATTAACACATTCAAAAATGTATTTTGTGTATTTAGTAAGTTTCTGAATTCATAACCTGAGCAACTTAAAAGAAAGTAAGTATTATAGTCGAAAGTTAATAATTGATTTATTGCATAAATTACATTTGAAAATTGTGAAGATTTGACAATTTGATCATGTTGAACGTGACTTAGTTGTGTTTTTAGTTGAATATCAAATTCGTTAGCTAATTCTACAATTGCATCAATAAGTTTATTAAAATCATTTGCAGTGAGAGGAATTCCTTTTTGTGCAATCAATAGAGACGTAAATGGATAAGGCGTAAATTGATAAGGAAAATTAAGAAATTCATCAATTGCGGGCTGTATATATTCTGGATATGGATATTGAGATAAATAGTTAATATATTTAAAAACACTGTAAGTTAAGTATAAATCGTTTACTATTTCGTTCCATAAGGAAGATGAAATTAATGAATATTTAGTTGGAGAAGATAATAAATTAGCAATTTGATAAACTGACTGACAGGGGAATGAAAATGTTATATTAGTTACTGCAAACATTTCTACATCATCCTATTAGAACTATTGTTTTTTGTGGCTGAGAATTTGAAGGCATTACTCCATTTGGAGGGGATGATGCTAAGAAAG